ATAGATTGCTTTATAAAAGGTTGAATTGGAAACCAAACTATTCTTTACGAAAAGGTCTGGAGCAAACATATTCTTGGATTAATAATCAAGTACATGATAACGATAAAGGAAAATAAGGTTTTGATTCAGGTAGGAACGTACAATGGATGTGACAAGTTTAGCAAGATTGTCAAGAACGTATTTCCATCCAAGGTAATTTTAGTTGAACCTAATACGGCGTTGAATGATAGGATACGGAGCAATTACAAAAGGGTAAACAATGTTTTTTTAGAGAACGTGGCAATTACTCGTGAGGAAAATAGAGGTATAGTGGCGTTGGTTTATCCTAAAAATAAGAAGAATGGTGTTAGTATAAATGGGATTTCTTACAACAATCATAATTTTAGCTTGTTGCCTATGGATGATTGGGGCAATGATTTTGAAGTTCTGAGGGCGCCCAGCATGACATTTAATAAATTGTGTGAAAAGTATGAGATAAATGATATTCATTTTTTGCAGATTGATACTGAAGGATATGATGCGGAGATTATAAAGTCTATTGATTTTGATAAAATTAGCATTGATATAATTAAATATGAGGATTGGCCGTTCGGCGAGAATTGTTTTGAAAGGTATGGTAATAAATCTAAATTATATGGTAAGAATGGAATGGGATTCGTTAAAAATCTTTTGGAATCCTTGGGATATGTTTTGACAATGGAAGGAAAACATGATATAATAGCTATAAAAGGGATATGATGGATACAGATTATGAAAAGGCTTTGGATTTTATAATAACAGAAATGACTTATGAGTGAGCAAAGGACAATAGTATTGGTATTAAAGAACGGGAAGGGATTTGGTTTCCGGGACGTGGAATTGATCACCTATCATATTAACGATAAATGGAAATCAGAGAATCATCCTCGTATTATTTGTTTCTGGGATAAGGCAACGGAGCATTATGATTTGGGAAACTTTGAATTGATGCCACTTAGGAATGAATTACCGGGTACGTGGTCACGGATGATTTTGTATAGCCCTGAAATGGAACAGTACAGACCATTCCTGTATGTGGATTTGGACACTGCAATTATTAGTTCATTGGAAAATATATTTGAATTAGTTAAGGATCAATCTATGCTAATTACTTTAGAAGATTTCTACCAGAAAGGAAAATTGGCAACAGGTTTGGTTTGGATACCGGCTAATTCTAATAAAATCAAGAGAATATGGAGGGCATGGAAAAGAACAAGGGCAAAAGGGAATAGGATGGATGTTTTTTTGTGGAAGGTTATGATACCGGATACCTTCTGGCAGGATCTAACGAATACTATTCATGATTTCAAGCCGGGAAAGAAGAAAGGATTATTAACAGAACTCCCAAAAAATGCTGATTTGATTTGTTTTCATGGCAAACCACGTATCCCAAAAGCAGAAGGAATTGAATGGGTTAATAAATATATAAAAGCTGATAGAGTAAAAGTAACCGTTATTATACCATACAAAGTAGATCGTGGCTGGTTGCAAGATGCAATTAATAGCGTTCCAAATGGTGTGCAGCTTATCGTGAGTCAAGGGGGAGGTGGTTGGCCACATAATTTTAACAAGGTTTTAGACCAGGCAGAGGGTAAATACATAAAGTATCTTCATGAGGACGATATGTTAACCGAGAATTGTATCAGGGATTCCATCCAGGCGATGGAAGATCAAAAAGTGGATTTTATACATGGTGATGCTATCGATTTGTGGCATAAAAGCGGTAAGAAAATTATTAGACGACCGAAGATAACACATCCTACGATACAGGATTTGATAAAGAAAAACACTATACATAGTGCGACTATAATGTATCGGCGGGAAGTGTTTGAGAAGATAGGCACTTTCGATGAGGCCTTGACCAGATGTGAAGAATACGAATTCAGTTTACGTTGCTTGCATAATGGTATGAAGATAGGATATTGTCCATTTGCTTTGGCGTGGTATCGAAGACATCCGAAGCAAAAGTCCAGGGGAGCAGACAAGAGGAAGCACATGATCGAAAGAAATATGGTTAATGATAAATACAAATGATCAAGCAGCAGCCTATATTGATAACAGGGTGCTCACGAAGCGGTACGAGCATGATTGCGGCAGCAATAAACATGTGTGGCGCCTTTGGTGGAGAAATGTCAAAACGAAGGATGTTTACAAATGATAGAATTTCAGAGGAAATTGTTAAATCCTATTTTGACAGTATTAAGGCTGATTCGTTAGGACAATATCCTCTGCCGGTCATGGATGATATATCCATTCCTGTTAATTGGAGGCAAAAGGTAGAACAAGTGATAATCAATGAAGGATATCAGAAAGGACAATGGATGTATAAGGATTCCAGATCGTGTTTGATATGGCAGACATGGAATTATGCTTTTCCGAATGCAAAATGGATTATCGTACGCCGTAGAACAGGTGACATAGTGCAATCCTGTTTAAAGACTGGATTTATGACAGCTTTTATTGATGCAGATAATCAGAAAGTGGTTAAGGCAAATACTGAACAGGGCGGTTGGTTATGGTGGGTGCATCAGCACATAGAACGATTCGTTGAAATGGTGACCGAAGGATTAAACTGCAAGGTAGTTTGGCCTGAGCGTATGGTGCACGGAGATTATCAGCAAATATACGAAACGTTGGAATGGCTGGGGTTGTCTTGGAACAAGGAAGTGGTTAATTTAATTGATCCTTTACTGTGGCATGTTAGACAAAGGGAGAGGATAAATTAACTTTTTTTAAGAAAGTTTAAAAAAAAGTTTAAAGGAGTTACTTAATATGATTTATAACTAATTGATAATCAAAGATATAAGTTTTTAATATTTCTAAATATTGATAAAAAAGGGTAAAAAACAGTTAATTCATTGATAATTAACAAGTTAACTACTTAATATAAACGTTTCTAAGGGATTTTCTTTTTTTCTTAATGTTAGTATATAAAACATGATAAAATAATTGCTTAGAAAGGCTTAAAATAAGTCGAAATTTTGGTAAAATTGAAAAAAAAGGAGAAAAACAATGGCACGAACATCAATAGCAGAAGTTAAAGAGATATTGGATAGTTGTACATTGGATGATTATGTAATAACTGCTTTTATTACAGCGGCAAATGCTTTGGTAACAAAAATACTTGGAACAGATACCACTATTGGAGCTACTTTATTAAAAGAAATAGAACGATGGTTTACAGCTCACATGATAGCATCAACGCTTTGGCGCACTACGACGAAGGAAAAAGTCGGTGATGCTTCGGTACAGTATACTGGAGAGTTCAAGCAGAATTTATCATCCACACCATACGGGCAGATGGTGATGCAATTGGATATAACCGGCAAGATGGCTAATATTGGCAAGAAGGCAGCGAGTATGTACGCAGTAACAAGTTTTGAGTGATGGGATTTATGCAAGATGATATGCTTTTTGAACCGTATCAATTCCCTGATGATGAAATAGATGGTTTTCAATGTAAAATGAAAGTGAGTACAGGGATAATATCAGTTAGGCATAAAGGGCGTAATTTATCTACAGATAAAGATGGGATTTATGAAGTGTGGTATCCTGAAGATGATACTCCCGTAGGTTATCAGACAGCGGATGATATTTGGAATTATATTAAGAAAATAAATAAATGTTTGATCAATGGGGATTGAAAGTTTTATGATACGAACTTGCAAGCAAACGGCAGTCTATTGGGGTGCACCGATTTCTGATGGATATGGTGGATTGACACATAATGATCCTGTTGAGATCAGTTGTCGTTGGCAAGAGAAAACTGAAGTGATTAATACGCTCGGTGGGGGAAAGAAAGGGGAGGAGTTGGTTTCTAATGCCCAGGTATTTACAACGCAGGATGTGGTTGAAGAAGGATATTTATTTTTGGGTGATTTAGACGATTTGGGGGATGTAACCAGCAATGCAGACAATGATCCGGAGGGGGTTGATGGTGCTTATAAAATCATAAAGTTTGAGAAGTCGATAGCAGCAGGATCAATTAATCAATTTGTAAGAAAGGCATATTTATAATGGCAATAGTTGGAGGAATACCGAGATCAGTAAGACCGGGAGTCGGAATAAAAGGGATGGATATTGTTTTAAGTAATTTGAATAGAGAAATTCTTAAAATTAAAGGACGTAGTTTAAAAGGATTGATTGAAGCATCTATAATTGTTCATAGGGATATGGATAAGACTGCCCCAACTATTCCAATAGATTTAGGCAATTTACGACAGAGTCGGTTCACGGTAACTGCAAAAGGAGTAGAAGATGGACGTTCTCCGAATTTTAAAGGAGAAAATGCTACTGAAATGGCATCGGAACATAGTTCTACAATTGCCGAAACCCGATCATTAGCTCAAGCAGCTTCTGCGCAAGGCCCTGTATTGATGATGGGGTTTAGTGCTAATTATGCAATGTGGGTTCATGAAATGCTGGGAGCTAATTTTAGGCAACCGAAGAAAGGGGCAAGAAGGGGATCACCTGGAGCTAAATTTTTTGAAGCATCTTTGAAACGTAACAAAGCATTGACATTGGAAACAATACGAATTAATGTAAAAATAAAATGAATCCAAGTTCAAAAGATATAGTGGAAATGCTTGAGGCGGAAAGTTCGCTGGGTTTAACGTTTGCCACTGACTTATTTATAGGCAGGGAGCCAACATTACCAAAGAATTGTGTTACCATATTTGACACCCCGGGGTTTCCGCCATTGTTAACGTTAGATGAGGGGGATCCTGTCTATTATTATCCATCTGTTCAAATACGGGTAAGGAATACAAGTTATTTGACAGGGTGGAATTTGATACATGATATAATGGCTTCGTTACATGGCCGGGCAAATGAAGTGTCATCAGACGGAGTATTATATACTGTTATTTATTGTTCCAGCGGCCCAGCTTTGCTGGATTGGGATGAGAATAACAGAGTTCGATTTATTATTAACTTTAATTTGCAAAGGAGGTAAATTATGAGCAATGCAGTAACAGGTGTAGGAACATCGCTTCGGAGATGGACTCCAGCAAGTGGTTGGGTGGAAATTGCCGAAGTTTTGAACATCACCGGGCCGGGAAAGAGTAGGGAAACGATTGATGTCACTTCGTTGGATTCAACAGATGGATATCGTGATTTTATTGGCGGGTTTCGTGAAGGAGGTACATGGACTTTTTCAATGATCTTTAGTCGCGACACTTACGAAATTATTAATGATGATTTTGAAAGTGATACGATCCAGAATTATGAAATCTTTTTAGCCGATGTCGAAGCAACATCTTTTGAATTTGAAGGATTGGTAACTGAATTACCGTTAACCATTGTGCCCGATGATAAGATAACGGTGGATGTTACTATTCAAGTTAAAGGGATAGTTACAATCAATTCCGGATCCGGGAGTAGCGCTTAAAGTAAATTAATCCTAATCAAGGGTTTTTTATTATTAATCAATTAAAAAAGTTAATCATGACTGAAAAAAAGAAATTGTTTTTAGACAGAGCTCATTTATTGAAGAAGGAAAAGCTCGAAATCGTCCAAATAGATTTGGGTGATGGTGTGTTCGTATGCGTCCGTCAGATGACGGGCCGTGAACGAGATAATTTTGAGAAAGCATTATATACTTTCGACACGACTAAAAAGGGTGAGGTTATTACGATAAAGCATCTTGAAGATTTTAGGGCAAAGCTGGTAGTTAATTGCCTTTGTGATGAAAAAGGTAAGGCATTGCTAAGACCGGAGGATGCTTCTACGTTGAGTCAGAACATGAGTGCGTTTCGGTTGGAAAAGATTGTGAATGTTGCTCAAAGATTAAACGCAATTACTGAAGAGGATAAAGAAGCTTTAGTAAAAAACTTAGACGGCGGCCAGGCCGCCAGTTCCAGTTCCGGCTCTGTAAAGAGTTAGGTTTTGCTCACCCAGATTATTTATTAGATGAGTTGACTTCATATCAATTAAGTGAGTGGGAGGCATATGATCGATTGGATCCGGTTGGAGAGTGGAGAGCTGATTTTAGGATAGCATCTTTAACCTCGGCTGTTGTAAATATTGCCCGGTCAGTTTGGGGTAAAAGGGGTATAAAGATGTCTAATCCAATAGATTTTATGCCAGAGTGGGATAAAGTGGATGATGAAATAAAGGAACCGGAAAGACAATCGGTCGAGGAAATGAAGCGAATAATGCTTTCAACAGCACTCGCTCATAATAAAAGAATTGAAAGGATGGAACGATTAAAAACAAGAAAACGTAAGCGATGAATATTGGTCATCTTGTAGCAACTTTGGGGGTCAATACGGCTGGGCTTGTTGCGGCTGAACGTAGTATGCGTCAGTTTGAAACGAGAATGCAGGCTTCTGTTACTCGGATTAATGCAAGTTTGCGTGTCACTGGAGCTGCAATGAAGAAGTTTGGACGTGGTATGACTATGTATATGACTGCTCCATTAGCACTGGTTGGAGGCGCTGCATTTAAAATGCACATGGGTTTTGAATCTTCCATGTCCAAAATTGTCGGTTTGGTTGGAGTTGCTCAAGAACAAGTCAATTTATGGAGTAAGGATATTTTAGAAATGGCTCCACGGCTTGCTAAATCTCCTCAGGAATTAGCTGACGCTTTATTTTTTGTCACTTCCGCCGGACTTAGAGGGGCTGAAGCAATGGAAGTTTTGGAAATGTCTGCAAAGGCATCTGCTGCCGGAATGGGAGAGACGAAAATAGTTGCAGATTTAGCAACTTCTGCTATGAATGCATATGGATCAGCAGTGTTGAATGCAGAACAAGCTATGGACATTATGGTAGCCACGGTACGGGAAGGAAAGGCAGAGGCAGCCGAATTGACAGCTTCAATGGGGATGGTGCTTCCAATCGCTTCTAATATGGGTGTGGTTTTTAATGAAGTAGGGGCAGCTATCGCTGCCATGACCAGAACAGGAACGAGTGCAGCTACAGCATCTATGCAATTACGGCAAATTTTAGCCTCATTGTTAAAACCAAGTCAACAATCGGCGGAACTTCTTAAAGAATTGGGGACTACTACGGAACAAGTGGAAGCAGGATTCAAAGCGATGGGAACTTCCGCATCTTATTTTAGAAAAGTCATAAGAGAACAAGGTTTACTTGCTGCTCTTATGGAAATAAAGGATTTGTCTGCAAAATTTGGAGAAGAGGCAATGTCTACGGTCTTTCCAAACATCCGGGCTTTATCTGGAGTGTTGGATATTCTGGGGGAAAACCTTGAAGACAATATTGCACTGTTTGGAAGAATGGGTATTACCACAGATATGTTAGTGAAGGCTTTTGGGGCAGCAGCAGATACCACCAAACACAAATTCAATGTGGCAATGACTTCAGCTAAAACAGCGCTCACAATATTAGGTAAAACTGTGTCGAAAGAAGTTATCCCTATTTTAAAATCAATAACGGAAAAAATACAGAAATTAACTGAATGGTTTCGTAATCTGGATGATTCTCAACGTCAAACGATTGTACGTATCACAGGTTTGGTTGCAGCGATAGGCCCTTTGTCAATAGCACTTGGGTGGTTAATAGGGAATGTCTTGCCAGGATTAATTAAAGTAGGATATGGGGCTGTGAAGATGTTTAAAGTTTTAACAATTGCTATGATGAAAAATCCTTTCATAGCATTAGCAACAGTAATAACAATAGCAATAACAGCCTTGGTAGTATACGCCAAAAGAACAAAAGAAGCAGCAGATGCTCAAGAACGCTTAGGTAAATTTGGGATTGAAGCAGCAGAAAGTACCATAAGACAGCGGGTCGAACTTGAACAATTATTCCGAGTTGCTCAAGATGAAAATAGAGAATTAAAGAAACGTGAAGAAGCCCTTAAAACGTTAAATAGCATCAGTCCAAAATATTTTGGTAATCTCAGTACAGAAACTATCAATACAGAAAACGCTACAGAAGCCAAAAAGAAATATATACAAGAATTACTTCGGGAAGCAAAAGTCAAAGCTGCTCAAGAAACATTAATTGAACTTGAAAAACAGGCTCTTAAAGATATTGAACAAAGACAAGCGATGCGATTGAAAGGAACTGAAAAGCTTAAATTTGTATTAATATCAGCATTTTTAGGTGCTGGAAAAGCTGCTGAATATGCAGGTAAACAAGGTGTAAAAAACTTTGAAGAAACGAAAACAGGAATTGAAAATGCCCGAATTGAATTACAAAAGTTCATAGATAGTTTACTTATTGCCGGAGATCCACCTGGATTAGAAGAAGATATAATTTCAAAAATTGTTCCTCCCAAAGCTATTGAGAGAATGGAGAATGTTACAAAAATTTTAAAAGATTTTAGAATTGAAACAGAAGAACTCAATACTGGCCTTGTATCTATGTCAGAAGTATTGCAAAGAAATGTTGCCTTTGCTAACGAACTGGCAGAATCATTTTATTATATAAGCGATCTCAGTAGAATATTAAATGAAAATTTACAAGCTATTGCACAGCAGGGATTAATAGCTGTTGGTGAAGGAATTGTAAGCATGATAACAGGGGCAGAGGATATGGGAAGTTGGTTAAATAAAGTGGGAAAGATGCTTGGTAGTTTTCTGCAAAAAATGGGAGTTGCAATCATGGCTTATGGTACTGCTATGGAAGCCTTTAAAGAAGCTTTTGAAGAACCGGTTGCGGCAATTGCTGCCGGTTTAGCTTTGATAATAGCAGGAGGACTTATCAAACATTGGGCATCAAAAGGCCCAAAAGAAATGGGAGAAGGCGGAATCGTAACCAAACCAACACTGGCAATAATTGGAGAAAAAGGAACAGAAGCAGTTATCCCGCTTGACAAAATGAACCGTCAACCGATCGTGGTCAACCTGATCGGTGAATGGAAAATGATAGGAGAAGATATGCATTATATTGTAAAAGAACAGGATAGGAAACATTCAAATAGTTTTTAAATGATAGATTACGCTGTTGAATATTACCATGAATATTATGACATAGGCGGAACTTTACATAGGGTAGAGTTATTATTGTTGGAATATTCTGGTGGGGCTACCCGTATTGAAAAGTCTGATGCCATCCCTGTCCGGATGAGGCATACCGGGTCGAAAACTGATTTTGAAAATACTATTATTCAGGGTCAGGAACTTGTATTTTCGTTCAACGTTTCAAGGACTGATGTCGATACTTTTGATACCCTATTTGAATCCGATTACAAAGATTATAAAGTCAGGTATTATGTGGGAGGTGTCCTTGAATTTGAAGGATACGTGAAGCCTGAAAATCTAAGCAAAGAATTCTCAAAGGATCCACCCTATGTACGAATTACTCTTTCAGCTACTGACGCACTTGCCGATTTAAAGAATGTTCCCTTCGGGAATGGCGAAGTTATTAATGATACGCTGACCATTCTTGCAATCCTGAAGGAGGCACTTACTCCGACCGGTATCGAGTTTGATTTTCAAATACAGTTAGGTACTTACGAAAACGATTACCAGGCTTCGACGGACTGTGCCCTGAAGGAAGCATATATTGATACCAGACGATTTTTTGAATGGAAAACAGGTAAGCGGAAATTTATGTCTTGTTGGGAGGTTATCGAGGCTGTCCTGAAAGATTTCAACGTCAAGTTTAAACAACGCAAAGAGAAATACCAAATAACTTGTCATCACGAAGGCAATGGTCATCATTACTTGTTTGATTGGGCAACCCTGACTGAACAGAGCCGCACAACGGTAACGAATACCCTTGACTTGACAGGGTACAAATATGATCCGATCATTGAACAACAAAAGGTAAGGCCACTGAAAACTGCCGAGATCACTTTTCGTAACAAGGACTTGGGTGGTAATGTGACTGGAATGGATCTTGACGATTGGAACAACGCCGCAATCTGGACTATTGATTTTAGTGTTGGATCAGCTGTCGCTGCTGGAGTAATTACATTATCCAGTGATGATAATACATATGATGAATATATTGAAACAGCCAATTTCAATGTCGCTAAAGTAACAGAAAATGATTTTCTGAAAATAACATTCGATCACATTCTGTTTTCCCATACAAGTCCATTTCCATTGAAAGCCCCAAAAGTTAAAATTACAATTACCCGACCTGATGCCACTACTGAAGACGTTTTTTTCGTAATCAAGGAAAATTGGGCATCATATGAAAGCCCTTTGTTTAAAGCATTGAAAGTTGTTACTACTGGGAATTATAGCGTAAAGTTATCGTTTAAACAAGTCGTTGGGCCTACTCAATGGACTACTGCAAGCTTCAAACTCAAAATGTTTCGTATTTCAAAAATCATAAATTTGTCAGAAGGAGAAGTATCTTCAGGAGTAGTATATGATGAATACTAACAACAAACGTCTGGACAGGGAATAGAAGCTTTTGAAACTGAAACTATAATTGCCGATACCGGCCAGGTGACGGAGGTGGGCGCTTTACTAATGATTGATTCTGCCGGATGGGTGAACACGAGTACATGGCGTACCTATGGGCATACTGAGGATATACGTCTTCTGGATATATACGCAAGGTACATTTTGGACAACCGATATAGCTATAAGAATTATCTGAGGCTAAAGATTTCTGATCGTAACCACAATATTGATTTTGACAGGATATTGACAATTCTAAGCAAGAATTACGTATTTATTTCCTATGATCGGGATTTCAGAAACGGTTTTATCACGGCGGAACTTGTTCAGCTTTTAACAACTCAGGAGAGTTATAATGATATTTCCAGAGGTAATCTGAATTCCATAGATGGTGAGCAAGCCAGCAGTTCGGTGAGTGTGAGTTATGTTCAGGCTTCGGGTTTGCCAAGTCATGGAGAATTGGAGGGATTAGGTGATGATGATCATTCACAATATCTTAACAACACGAGGGGTGACGCAAGATATTATACAGAAACTGAACTTAACGCAGGTCAATTAAATAATCTTTATTATACCGAGACAGAAATAAATACATGGCGAGCTGAAGTTACTCAAACTGAAATGGGTTATTTGCACGGAGTGAGTTCAGATGTTCAAACTCAAATCACAGCACGTGCAATCATTGGAGCAAATCCAGCAGATGATCGGTTAGCTATCTGGACAGGGCCAACTACCATAGAAGGAAATGCAAATCTTGTTTTCACAGCAACAGGATTAGGAATAGGAACAGCAACTCCTGGTCAACTTTTAGAAATTAATGGGGCAGATGCAAAGATATTAATACAGGGAAGTACTGCCGCTGCAATTCAATTAGAAGATAACGGTTTTCCTAATGACCCAATGTTTGAGTGGCAATCTTTTGATGGGAGAATAAGATTAAATTATAAAGATGATGCTCCAACAACAACTATGGATTTAATATCAATCCTTGCTGATGGAAAAGTAGGAATAGGAACAGTAAGTCCTGGGGATTATTTTTCAGGCGCAGATAATCTTGTAATATATCAAGCTGGTGATGCTGGAATTACCATTGCAGGGGGCGTAACAAATACAGGAGCTTTATATTTTGCAGATGGGATAACTGGTGATGCCGAATATAGAGGAGGTATTTCATATGTTCATGCTGTTGCAACTGAACGACTTACTCTTGTTTCCGGTGGGGCAGAAAAGTTTACAATACTTGCAAATGGAGATGTAGGTATTAATGATAATACACCTTCCTATAAATTAGATGTTAATGGAACTGGGAGATTTGTAAATAACTTGTATGGAGATGCAAATGTTCAACATCTTTCATTTACTTCAGGTTGGCAAATAGGTACAAATTGGCAGATAACAAACGCTGGTAATGCTGAATTTCGTAACATGAAAATTACAGGCGGATTAGAAGTATATGAACTAATATTAAATAGACTTCACTATCAATGTGGTGGTTTAATTATCGGTGCTGGTGGTGGTAAAATAGCAACTAAATCTGGTTCACCATCTACAGAAGTATTGACATTTGAAGATCCAGAAGGTAATAATATTCTACCATTCACCGTTGGTGCTATTGTTATGGTTCAAGACTTTGACCTTAATAGGACGACTGTTGTTAAAAGAATAGTACGACAAGTTGCTTCAATTACAGGTACTCCGGCAATCAATGTTACATTAGCAGCTACGGCAGGTGCACCAGCTGATGTTGGGGCTTTAGCAGTTGGTGATGAAATGGTTGCTATTGGTCATGTTTCAAATTCTGCTCTGGATGCAAGTCTTTATATGAGTGCTGTTGATTCTGGTAATCCATTTTTAAGGATAATGGATGGTATAGACTCGTGGGCAGACTGGACATTAACTGGGGATGCTGGTAAAGCAAATGTTAAAGTACAGATTGGTAACTTAGCGAGTTTAGCTAATTATGCAAATGTTCCCGCTTCTCCTGGTTATGGATTATATTCTGATAATGTTTATTTAACAGGTCAAATAATCTTAGAAGATGTAGCTTATGCTGATGCTTTTGCATTTAAAACATTGACAATTAACGCGGGTAACCTTGCTGATTATCTTGTTCAAGCAGTTGATGGCTATTATTTATTAGATGTATCTGGGGAAGAATCGTGGATTGATAATACCGTAGAGGCAGCAACGTTTGTACTAATTAATGTTGCTCTTGATCATGACATTGGGTATATTCATATAGGTAAAACTAACTACAGAGGATTAATAGTTATTGAAGCAGGGCTTGGTATATATCCAGGATTTAGATGGATTACAGCTCCAAGTACTTATGATGGTCATGATTTGACTGGTTATCAAGTTAAACCTGTGTCGGGAGAATGGGCATCCCAACAAATGATATCTTCTTTGGTATATGACATGGGATCATCCGAAAGAGTAATGCTTTTCCAAGGTGGTGATTGTTGGAAGTTTCAAAGCTCAAGTCGTTATACCGATTTTATAGCTGCCAGAGATATTCATGCATTGGGTAGGTTATACACAGGATTAGGTACAGAAGCATTACCTTCAATAAGTTTTAGAAGTGATACAGATAACGGATTATATAGACCAGCCGCTAATGAAATAGGTATTGTTACTGCTGCTAATGAAAGGGTAAGGATTGATGCTGATGGAAAAGTAGGAATAGGAACAGTAAGTCCAGAAAAGACTTTTCAAGTAGTAGAAACTACAGCAGGAATCCCCTATATAGCAAGTCTTCGTAACAGTCAAGCGGTTGCTGCTAATGTAGGGGGAAGTTTGCTTTTTCAAGGAGGGGCTGGTGGTAGTGGTCTTGCTTCAATTTCTGCTGCTTTTGCAGGAGCAGCAACTACCGATGGTGCGTATTTAAAATTTAGTACGAGAATACCCACAACAGGAGTTCTTACAGACAGAATGTGGATAGATGAAGATGGAAATGTAGGAATAAACGATGCATCACCTTCATACAAATTAGATGTTAATGGGGATGGTAGATTTACAAGTGATTTGACAGTAGCTGGACTTATAAGTAATGTTGATACTGCTTCTGGATATGCAGCTATTTTTTTCAATGACGGCAATAATGCTAATAGATATGGAATAAAAATTAGATGTGGATTAGATACTATAGGTGAAGCAGATAATTTTCCTATAAGATTTTATGATGGGGCTGACGCTATAGCATATGCGATTTATTATGACACGCATGGAATTGATTTTGCAACATTATCAGATATTCGTCTAAAGAAAAACATAAAAGATTATGACATAAATGGCCTTGACATTATCAGTCAAATGCAAT